TTCTTAAATGTACATCTTCATCTACATATCCATCTTGTTTATATGAAAAATATAAATTTTTATAATTTTGATCAATTGCAATTTGTATAACTGACCAACCTATATTTGCATTTTCAATTACAAGTAATGCATTATTCCATTCAGTTGCAATTGCCACTAACATTTGACCATATTCTGTAGTTCCTATTTTACCTCTATATTCTGCAACTTGAGTCATACTTTCTGTTTCCATAACATGAAAGGCAGAATAATCTCCTCCGTCACCTCTAGCAACATCAGCTATTACTGTATAATTTTTCGAATAATTTGGATATTCCCAAATCCAATAATTACCATCAAATCCTCTTTTTTCTTTTGGCTCTTCTACGTATGTTTGTTCATACCATTGTAATATTGGACCGTCTACAATTGTATGACCGGAAGATATAAAATCACAATCACATTCTTGTGCAGCCATTTTATCTCCTAACAATTCAGTTTGTAATTGTCTCCATTTTTCATCTCGTTCTGGATGTAATGACCAATGCAATCTAATTGGATGAAACTGTCCTCCTGCTTCTGCATCTACCCATGTTTTGTGAAATAAGTTACCTGTACCATTTGGTGTTGATAACATTATAGCTCCACCACCAGTTGCTAATGTTTGTTGTGCTGCTGTCCATATTTCATCAATCCTATCTATAAAGGCAGCTTCGTCTAATACTAATAGTGATAAGGCTTCCGATCTACCTGCATCACCTTTTGATGATATGGCTTTAATTTGTGAGCCATTTTTAAATCTTAAGGATAATTTGTTATCCTCTAACGTTCTACCCTTTAACCAAGGCGGTAAATTATCATGCATTACTCTTACTTTTGTAACTAAATTTTTTGCTACATCTTGTTTTGTTGCAATTACTAAAACATTAAAATCTGATTTGAATAACATTTTCCATAATGAATATCCTGCAGTTAAAGTTGAAATACCTAACTGTCTAGATTTTAAAATTATTGAATATCTACTTTTTGATATTCGAGTTAATGAATCTTCTTGAAATGGATATAAATTAAAATATACTTTACCTTTCTGTGGATGTTGAATAATACAGTACTTTTTCATGAAATGTACTGGGTCCTGAGAACATTTCTTATATTCATCACGTATAATTTCTTTTAGTGTTTTCTTTACTGCCATTATATACTTTAATATAAGAAATTATTTGCAGAAAACCAAATAAATAAAATTATTTTTTTCTAACCTTTTCTATTGATCTGCCGCCAAAATAAGCACCAATTACTGTGATTAAAACTAATTGAAGTAGATCGGTCCATTTTTCTTCAACTGTAAATGTTAATGCACCCGCATCAATAAAAATTAATAGCATTGTACATACTATTAAAAATATTAATACCAATGGTCTAACATTTTTTGATAACCAAGAATCAGAATTCATATCTGCAGTCCATCTATCAGTAATGTTTTTTTCCATTTCTGCTTCATGACTTAATATTAATTCTTTTAATTTTCTTTTTGCTTCTAATTTTTCATCTTTTGTGGTTATAACATTATCTAATACACCACCAACTGATTCTACTAATTTACTAGCTCCTCCTGAAAATAATTTGTTTAACACTCCCATAACGTTTCCTTTATTTTAGATTATTTCTAATTTCTGTTTTTAGTTTTTTATAATCTTTATCTATTTTTTTGAGCAAATGTGACATATCAACTTGTCCTGATTCTCCATCTGCATTTTGCCATAATGTTTCTTTTGCCTGAGTTTTAATTATTTCAACTTCTTTATCTGTATCTTTAAACCAAGATTCTGCATTTGCAAGCATAATATTTTTTTGATATTTTTCCCAGGCCTCTGGACCTTGGTCTTTAATTTTTCTTTCTTCTTTTAACACACATTCAAAACATTTACCACGTTTAAAATAAAACTTAAAATTTAATGCCTTTTCATGATCTCGCATGTCTTTACCACATTCGGGACATTTATCTGGTACTCGTAATGTATTACGAACATCTTCCATTATACTATTTTCAGGTTCACGTGACTTGAATCCATCATGTTGAGTAACTTTCATTCTAGTACCATTTGGTTTAATTTCAATCCAAACTTTTGGATCTCCATTTTCAAATGTTTCTAAAATTTCATCTTTTTGAATTTCTTGATTTGTATTTCCAAAATACGTTGATTTTCTAGTTTGTGTTTTGTGTTCACCAGAAAGCATTTGCTTGATGGCTTTTACATTTTGTAACTTATTGCTCATAATTATTTTAAATTTTTACGAATGGTCATAACCAGCCTCTTTTTAGCTGGTTCTTTTAAATCTAATTTATTAATTAAATCAATTACAAAAGCTGATTGTTGATTTGCAGGTCTTTGACCTAATGCTTGTTTTAACATTTTCATTGCTTGAGTTTTATCAAGTTTATCAGATTTAGTATCTAATACTCCTTCTTCAACAGATGGTTCTTGAGTAGGTTCATTAGCTGCTAATCCTTGTCCTTGCAATTTCATAGCTAATTTTTTTGCAACTATTGGTGAATTACCTGATACTGCTTGAATTACTTTTAATAAGCCGTCTGCTTGTTGTTCAGGACCTCCACGTTGAAGAGCTCTTTTTAACATTTTAACACTAGTAGTTTTTTCTATTTTTTCGATACCTCGTCCAATTTGATCACGTGGTCCTTCTTGTAAAGACTTTTTTATCTGATGTTGGATCAATTTTCGTAAAACATTCTCTTTCATAATATTCCCTATTGTTTATTTTAATATAAATATGCTATTTATCGCCAAGTCCTCCAATTCCTAACAATTGATTGATTGGTGCAAATAGTCCTGTTAATTTATATGTTTTACCTTTATATACAAATACTATACCTTCTGTTGGTACTAATTTTTCAAATCCACCAATTGCCTTTATTCTTTCTAATTCAAATTTCATTTTTTCAAGTGCTTTTAAGTCATTTGATTTTTGTATAAATTTAATTTTGTTAGCTATTCTTTTTCTAATATCTTTAACTGCTTTTTTTGGAACTACTGATAAGTAATCTGATATATTTGCTAATATTTCAACTCCTAATTCTAAAAATATTTTTTCAAAATTATATACATTTTGTTTGTTTTGTTTTGTAAAATTTGTTTTATCAAAATCTTTTATTTTTTGTAAAACAGTTGTATCTGGTATATTTTTTCCATTCAACCTAAATGACTTATCATAATATGCCCATCTTTTTAATAATGCAAATTTAATTTCGTCTGTCGTTTCTGGAAATAATTGTTCAATTTTTGTTTTCCACCATTCTTCATGCCATTGAATAACTTCATCAGTATCTTTTAATTTAAATTGATTTTGTAATTTAGTTACTCTGTTTATAAAAAATTGTTCTTTTTCTTCAAAATTAGGCATTTTATTTAATGTTAAAATTTTAGGTGGAATAATTGCAAATTCTTTTTGTATATTTGCATTGACATCAGCAATCATTTTTTGTAATAAAGAAGCAAGTTCTGGAACATCGCCTATTTTATTTGCAGTTTCTAAATCATATTCACTTACTCCATGGAATTGTAAATAAGCTTGCGAACCATACATTACAACATTTTGAGTTCCTGGATAAATAATTTCTATATTTAAAAATCTAGAACCATTTTGAAATATTTCTTGTAATCTATCTTGTGGTAATTTTTCAAATGCCTTTTCTAAATCTAACATGGCAAATGTAAATGCATTTTCAATTTCACCTCTACCTGCAAATTTCATTTTAACTTGTTCTGGATTAAGTGGTGTTCTTATTGTTGTTTTATTTCTTGCTGCTTTTACTCTACCATCTTTATATGTTACCAATAAATTTTGACCATCTGTTTTTTCTTGAACACCAGTTTCTAAATCTAATTGACCTTCTAATGATAACCTTATCATTTGTTTCATATCGCCAAATGTTAAATCTCTATCATCAAATGGATGATTCATATGTCCTGCAGCGCCTCCTTCTGTCAATAATTGTTTAAATGTATTTGACCACCATTCTTTTGTCAATGATTGTTCTGAATCTTCTTTTGGTGTAATTCTAAATCTTGCTGCCGATCTACCATTTATTAATAAATCACCTTTATCATTAAAATTAATTGACTTTACAACTACTGGTTTATTTTTGAATCTACCCATCATTACCGTATCTCCTATATTGATTGGCAGATTTATATCTTCTGTTAATCCTGTTGGTTTAAGTACTTCTCCTTTACTTGAATCAATTGAATCTTCTGCTCCTAAAAAGTTTAAAAATTTATATCCAACTGTTTGTGCAATTTTTGAAATATATTTTTTCCAAATATTATAACCAGGTTTACCTTTATAATCTTTAATATAATCTGTACCTGCAAATTCTCCTCCTTTAACTCCTGTCGGAAAATATGAAACTGTTAATGGAGGACCATCTGGATAATTAGTATCATGTATTTCTAAAGGATTATCTTTAAGTATATAATTAACAACTTCATAACCTAAGCGTTGTGCCATTTCTGCTGTTTTCTTTCTATATGTTTTTTGATCACCATAAAAATATCTTGGACCATCATCTACAATACCATCACCTAATCCATTTGCAGAACTTCCTTCTTTTAAAATAGATTGTAAATTATTTTTAATTAAAAATTCATTAATTGATTGAGAAAATTTTTTTCTTAAGAGTTCATATAGTTTTGGATCATACCAACCCATTATATCTTTAAATGTTTTCATATCTGCAGTTGCTAATGCAGCTCTTAATGTAGTTCCTGACATTTCACCAAATCCTGGTATTTTTAACTCTATATGAGGGGCTATAACAACATATCCATGTGTTTCATATCCTTTTAGATTACCTTTAGACTTTTCATATTCTTGAAAATATCCTGGTGTGCCATCTTTTTTTGTATATCTTAATCTTCCTGCATCTTTCTTTCCATACACAAATACTACCGCGGTAGTTTCTGGATTATATTTTTTTAATATATTTTCTGGTGCATAAACATTTCGCTCTTGAACTACATTTTGTATTCCATGTTTTCTTATAACTTGAACCTTTTCTCGAAAGTTTAATGGAGATTTAGGTAATGCAACTTTATCTGATGTTGCAATATAAGTATTTGATTTTCCAAATTTACCTGCTAACCAGTCATATACTTTAGCATGATGTTTACCCATAGGCTGAAATCTACCCGGATATATAGCTACTATGGTCTTAATATTAGATTCTGCTTCTAATATTAAATTATCTATTATTTCTTTTCCTAAATTCATATAATATAAATATTAAAAATGTCCGCCTTCTATTCTACCTCCAGACATTGTAACAGCTGTTATGTTACCTGCAATTGTTATACTTCCTGTAAATTCATGTGTATCATCATCAGAATTTCCAAATTGAGTAGCTCCATCGCTAAACATTACAGATGATGTTACTGTACGTACATGATATTCATTTGCAACAATGTCACCGCTTGCACTTATATTCCCATCTACTATAAAATCTCCTGGAGGACTTGATGGTGTAGCTCTTGTCGATAATGATGGAATAATTACTTTTCCATCACGAGTTAGATGAAATGCTGATGATGATATTTCTAACTTATCATGAGATCCACTAACAAATGCAGAATCTGCACCTAAAAAGAATTTTGGTGTTTTTATATCTAGGCCTCGACGACTCCCAGTAGTTGCAAATGTAAAATATGAAGCACTATCATATACCAATTCAAATCCAACTCCGGCATGGTCATAATCTGATGTACTTTGTTTAAGTACAGAACCTGAATACATAATGAATCCTGAATTTGTATGTGTCCTATTTGCACCTGATGCGGCATCAGTAAAACCAGTATATCCTACAGATCGTATATAACCTGAACCCTCACCTGAAGCTTGAATACCTTTACCTACTTCATTACTAATATATAATGATCCAGTTAATAAATTAAAACCACCTCCTATAACAGTATTTCCTCCTTGAAAAAATACTGGATAAACAAATGCCCTCATTGCAGCTTCTGTACCTTGATAATCAAAAAATCTAAATCTAAATGAATATGGTGTATTTGGTAATGGTGTAGGTGTTATATGTTTAAACATTCTATGAAAGTTTGGAGTAAATCCAGTTTCTGCTAAAGATTTGATACTTATTGATCCTATATGCCATGTACCTCTACGAACGACAAATGTTGGATGTATCCAACCATCTACTTGTGTAGTAAAAATAAGATTAACATTTCTAACACTTTGACTAACTTCTGCTTCAACAGTTCCTATTTTAGTTCCAAAAAATTTAGTAACAATATTAGGTAAGTCAGATGCAGGTGTCAAACTTGCTTCTGATAATTGATATGCTGTATTTCTATAATCTATTTCAGCTGGTGTTGATGTTGGCCAAGCACCTGATGCAGATGGTGCACCTAAAATACTAGTTGGACGTGATTGATGATAAATATAAAATTCAAATCTAGGTAAAGGTACATTAGGATCAGTTGATATTGGTTCATCAAATGCAGTCATTTGAGCTCTTAAAATATAAGATGTGTTTGCTGCAACTCTAAATTGATTTTCTGAGAATGTAATTTTAGGAGCAAAGTATCCAAATCTGACATTTTCAGAAAATTGTGATGGAGGTTGTACTCTCATTGAATTAATTACCATTGATGGATCAAAAAGAAAAGTTGGTGTATTTTCATTGACAGGAAAAAAGTCATAGTTTGGATCTGTTATTGTTAGAGCATTAGGTACATCTTCTTCTGTTTCAAAAAATCCTAATCGTTTAAATACGGGTGATAATCCTAATGCTTGTTGTTCTATAGGATCTACATATGCATCAAATGATCCTGAATCAACAAGTATTTCATATTGTTCTATAATAGAATCTCCTGCATCAATAAAGTCACCAAATTGTCCACCTGGTTTATATTCTGTTTTAACTTTATACACGTCTCCTGTATCTGGATCAATATCACTTAAAAGTATATCTGCGAAAGATTGTGTTACAGGTGTAAGCTCCAATGAATATGGAGAAAGAAAACTCATTGTCACATCCATTCCAAGAGTACCATATGTTGTATCTCTTTTTAAGGCTGTTACTCCTGCATTTGGTTGTTGAGTTCCAAATGGCACGTTAAGATTGTTTGGTCCTAATGTGGTATTCATTGTCATAATAGGAATATCAACTTCAAATGCACCACCCGTAATATCTTCAGGATTAACTGGTCCTCCTATCATAAATACTAATGCTTCTGTACTATTTATTACATTTAAGATTCCAAATTTGTAACTTCCAGATAATTGCAAAAATCCACCGGGGTTGGTGGTGTAGTCTGCTGGTAGAATTCCGCCAGGGGCCAAATTATCTCCGATGGGTGGTTGAGCAAACTGCGTTGATCCACCTGGAAGTGAAGAAAATGGTTCTCCAAAAATTGGTCCAGCCCAGTAATGTCCAGGACCAGCTAACTGTTTAACTTGAAATGGTGATATCATGTAAGGATGATCATCTATACCAGTAATTAATCCTTGTCCAACAAAAAAGGCATTGTTTGCAGAAGAAGTATTTGGACCATGTATACCTGCTGCCAAGCTTGCAATTTCATTTTTATCTGTGGCTTTTGATGGATCAGCTCCACCATTTACAGCTGCAGTACCATCAGGATTTACAAACAAATTATCGCCAGCTGTTCCTCCAGTTAAACTATCATTAGTAACTGAGCCATCAGATAATGGCTGATTACCAACTTGAAATTGAATTCCCGAACCAGCTGGTGAAATTGGGTTAGGGTTTGCATTAGTATTGGATGCATCTGTACCATTCCATTGACTAAAAGGAAATGTTCTTCTTTCAGAATTTACTAATACATTGTTTGCTCCTAATACTAATGGATTGTTTATTGTGATTTGTCCACCAACCATATTAGCTGTGAATTCTATATTTGAACCCGATGTTACGACTGCTCTAGAAAATCCAGGTAAAGTATATGGTTCTAGTGATGTTACTTCTCCTAGTGGTCCTACTGCTTGTTGCGTTTGATACCAGTCTGTATTTTCTAATGAAAGATTAAATGCTTGCAATGCATTTGCTTGAGTAAATGCATCTGTATATGGTCCGAATAGTATTTCTATTAATGCAGGATCAATACCTCCAATATTTTCTGCAAATGGTACAATTCGTATACTTGAAGTTGGATCTGCATGCACTTCCACAACTGTATTTTCAATATTTGTTGGTTGTAGATATGGTATAGTACGTTCTCTCATACGAACTTTTGGATAATACCCATCTCGATAAATTATTTCAGTATTATTTAATTGAGTTGGTGCAACACTGCAAGCACGTGACCATAACACATTTGGTAAATTATAATAATTTTCATTATTAATATTGTAACTAAAAGGATATGTTTCACCAGTTTGAGGATTACGACGCATTCTTCCTCCTACAAATATTCTAGCTGCGCCAGGTGGTGTTTCTGGATATACCCATATAGATATAACACGTGTTCCATCTACTTCTGCATATTGTACAACTTCATAATAAATAGGATTATCATTAAAATCTAAAATTTCAATATGAACTTTTGAATTTCTGACTAATGAATTAGCATTTGCTTTAATTTTAAAAAGATTTTTACCAGCTGTTAAAACAGTTGGAAAATCGACTATATTAAAAAAGTCATCTGAAAAAGGATTATCATCTCGAATAACGACTGTTTGTAGTTCTCGTAATCCTACGTAATCTACTTGACGTCTTAATCTACCTAAATGCCACGTTCCTGCAGGCATGCAATTCTCCTATTTGATATAAATATTAGCCGAAGTCGATTTCAGAGTATCCAGACACTTTCTTGATTTCAATTAGCTTATCTACTATATCTCTCATGGCATCTATATGAGAAATACACATAATAAAGCCAAATTGTGATTTTAGATAATCAAACAACATATACATGCTATTTAGGTTATCTGAATCTAATACTCCAAATCCCTCATCTATTGCTAAAAAGTTTGGTCTTGGAAGATTTGATACATTTATTAATGAAGTTCTTA